AACACCTTGCCGCCTGCCTTCGTGATCGCCGTGATATTTCCGGAGCTTTCCGTTACCGCAGTCACATCGTTGTAGCCGATAAACCAGACAGCTTTTATCCCTCCGATATTATCTTTACAATCGAACGTGTATCCTTGAGTTAATGCGCAGGGCATGATTGAATTTTTTTATTGATTGAAAATAAGGGCGGATATTTCGCCGCCCTTAATGTTTTATCATACCTCGAACTTCACGATCTCAGTAGGGAATGCAACCTGTACGCCGTACTTGAACTCCACCACAAAGCGAACCTGATCGGCTTCCTTCGCGAAAAACAGCTCCCAGCGGTTTTGATCTTCGTCCATCAAATCGGTACCGAGCCACATATTCGAAAGGCGCATCGCGTAGATGCCATTTTTACCGTTCAATCCGGGCGTTCCGATTACGCGGATATCCGTGCCGGGAAGGAAAAATTCACCATTCGGACGGGCCTGCGTTTGGTAGTGGAATAGATCGTCGTTCTTGATCTTCACGGTCAAGGTCCTGAACACGTCCATGCCGCAGAAAATAACGACATCATCCTTATCGATCACAGCAGCGGGAATCGCTTTGTAGATTGAATCGAAGATTGCGACGACGTTCGCGTTCGTGATTGCCGTCTCGACGCTGCCGTGGAACGGTACGCTGTTGGCGTTCACGATCGAGGTTGTTGCATCTTTGATGATTTCGCAGAAACCATCGAAGCGGCTCAGGTTCGCATCGCCTGAAGTCGTATCACCCTGCCATATTGCTTTTTCAAGCTGGCTTGCGATCTTCTCAGCTTTGCGCGCTGTGTAATCAGCAGCGAAGGCGATCGTATCGTAACGTGATCCGAGCGGCAAGCTCTTCTGCAGGTAGTACGCCTCGAGGTCTTTCGGGCATATTGCCTCGTTTACTTTGACCTTCCCGACAACGACTTGACGCTGCGTGATTGTCGTGGTGCCGCTGGTCGTGAATCCACATGAACCGCCCGCCTGGAAGATGGCATCGGTGTCCATGATATTGATCGTCTCTGCACTTTTCACCCCCGGCATGATTGTGCCGCCTGACTGAATCAGACCTGCAGTTTTAGGACCGAGGATGGAGGCGACAACCAAAAGTTGTTCATTCTCTTCTACGTATTGAGTAAGACTTCCCAGTGAAAATGCCATTTTATTTTTGTTTTACTTTTTGAGTGATTAGTTTCCTTTTTTGAGCTTGTCGAAAATCGACTGCACCCGTTTCATTTTTTCCTCTTTGCTCGTCCCGGTTGCGCTGAACGTGTTGCGAGGCTCCTGCAAGGGAGCAGCGGCAGGCATATCGACAAGCGACGCCACGACGTCCGCAAGTCCCTTGAGCTTCACGTTCATCGCTTTCAGTTCATTCCGTAGCGCTTCGTTCTCTGCGCTGAGCGATACCTTGATCGCGTTCTGCGAACTTGTCACCGCTGCGAATCTTGCGACCATTTCTTCTTCGGGCATACCTGCGGGAGGTGCGGCCGGCATCGCTACCGATGTTATCACGCCATTTTCTGCGACCGTGATCACGGTTCCGTCTGCGACCTTATGCTCACCTACTGGAGCCGGAGACGTGCTGCCATCCTCAGCGACAACGGCCACCATGCCGCCGACTTCGAGATCGGAGACGATGACCTTTGTACCGTTTTCGAGGACGTATTCTTTCGCCTCCATTTTTTGCGGAGCAGGTTCAATGGCCGGAGTTGCCGGAGCCGTCTCTTCGAATAATTGCCTGATCTTATCGAGTGCTTCTTTTGCGTTCATCTTATCACTATTTAGTTACGTTTTTGTTTTTGTGCCGCATAGGGTTTTAGTTTTCCGCCTTGTTTTCTTTTGCAAGGAACTCGCCGCCGCTATTGGTGAACAAGTTTTTAGCGACATACGCCCCGAGAGCGGTCAGCGCAGCCATTCCGATCGCCTTCCAGTCTGATCCGGATGGGAGCGCTCCCGTGTTCAAAATTGTCGTGACCATGCCCAGCACGGTAGCAAGTGCGGCGACGATGGCGCCCTTTGCGAGATCTGCCAAATTGACCTGTAAAAATTTACTCATGTTATTGATTTTTGATTGTTGTGGATGTTGGTGTCCGTGCTGATGTCGTTGCCGCCCTTGCCTCTTTTACTGCCCTTGCCGCTAACTTTAATTCCTGCATGACTAACACGACCGCGCGATCCGCATGGTTCGGCAACGTGCTGTAATTTTTATATCGTTGGCCCGTAATTGTTACGTTTCCGTTTGTGACCATCTCCCCGGCATCGTCATGCAGCTCGTAGTAAAATTTCGCTTCCGTGTTGAGATCGTCATAAACGCAAACGACACTTATATCGTCAGCGTAATACACGACCCCGTTTTTCCATATCCGAATAGAATCAATCGGCCGACCTTTTTTCACCGCCGTGTCAGTTATGACCGAACTGCCGAGCTGAGCATATCCGTTGCTTGTAAATAAAAAAAGGATGAAAGCTAAAATGTACCGCATTATTAATTTGTGTTTACTTACGCTTTTAAATAGTCGATTCCTTAAATTGTGACCCCTGCACCCTTCGCCGTCTCATTCCACCTCTTCAAGTATGTCCACGATCCGGCTCATAATTTCATCCTCCTTCGTTTTCTCTGCCCGCTCATATTGGAATATTCCCTCCACGCTAAACCCTTTCACTTCGCCCGCCTCGACCTTATTCCATCCCGCGTCGTCCGTTATTTTCATTGATCCGAACCATGTCCCGTCCGGGAGGTCCTCGTACCCCTTCATCCCGCCGATGCCCCTTTGCGAATCCTTTACCCAGCTCTCGAACAGGACGGCTTCGATTCGCTGATCTTTGTCGTGCTGTAGGTTTACGTTTTTTTGATACCCCTGCTTCGCGAACCGGATGGCGATCTGTTTAATTGTCTCCGCTGTGAACTTTATGAAGTATTCCCCTTTGTCGTCCCTGCGCAAGATCAACCTGTCCGGGATCATTAACGCACCCGATACGATCCGCTGAGCTTTGTCGTGAATAGAAAGCTGCACCTCTGCATTTTGCCTCAGCACTGACCTCGACCAGCGCAGGCCCGCTTTTCCACCCCACGCATCGTACATCAACTTGCCGCAGCCGTCGCTGTACCCTTTAGAAGCCGCAAGGTCGCCCTCGTGTCGAGATAGATACGAATACATACGACGGACCGTATCAAGCGATACAGCGCCGCCTGCTTTCGCGAGTTGCGACGCCCTTGTCTTACCTACCTGAGTGCCGCAGGATCCCCACCCGTTCTCGTCCGCATACTCGACAGCGTTCCGAGCGTTCGCCCTTACATCGTCCGGTATGTCCGTAATAGATTCCTCCATCTCTTCCCCGAACGCTTGAAAGTTGCGCTGTATCGCGGGACGGTCCACCAGGGCGATATAGTCGACTTCGAAATTGCCTTCGTCGGCTTCGCTTATCGTCAATTCGTATATCGGTAGATCTTGTTCCATGCTTGCTTTTTTTTAAATAGTATATTCCCCCCGAGTTCCCCCCGTTATCATCCGAGCCGTGCCGCCCGGTTCAGTCTCGATATTCGTTCCTGCGAGCTGGTTATATCACTTTCCACTACATACGCCCGCTGTGACGCCGTATTGATGCCCGAGAGCGATCTTTGACCGAGTTCGAATACTTGTGCCTCCCTGCGGAACGGCTGCAAGGGAGCTGCCACCGAAACGCTCGGAGCCGCACCCGCACCTCCACCGCCAATAGATGGCGCCGCACCTCCACCCCCGGAAGAGTTCGGGACCTTGACCGATGCAATCTGCCGGACGCGGGCAATACCAGCGACGAGGGCGGATGCCGCAATGATGAACGGATACGCAGGATTGAATGTCGTGATCGGGTTTTTTGATGCCGCGTTAAATTGACTTGCCGTGGCTGCGTAAGTGTCAATCGTTGCCCCGGCGATTGCGATGGCCTTCCCTGCTGCCGTATTTTGCCCGATCAAGTTTGCGAGGTTTGCAATACCGGCCCCGAGCGCGTCGAATGTCGCAAGCTGCGCATCTCTTTTCGCCTCTTCGATTGCTATGTCCGCAGCCGCGTCGTCGGCTTTTTGCTTTCTTTGAGCCGTCAATCTTGCGAGCTGCGCCAATCCTAATTGGACAGCCTTCTCTTCGTTTATCTCATCGAATTTATCTTTTATAGCTTTTTGCTCGATTAGATATGTTTCTTCCAGTATTTT